CTTTGGGTGATTTGTCTTTCTTTAAATCTGGGTTTTCTTTATCGAAAAAACCGACATCATTGTAAATATCGAACATACTGTTGTTAGCTTCTATATCTTCTGGTTTAAGCTCATCAGTCATGTTAAATTTACCTATGATCTTATCGATTTTATCTTTGCGAGGGTCAGTCTCATCTACATTCAATAACTGTTTCCGTTGTTCCCATAGCTGTTTCTGTTTCTCATTTTCGGACTGTTTCCATTCTTCATATTTGGTCTTATAGGTTTCCATATCTTGTAGTTGAGAGTCTTTCTGCTCAACCTTAGACTGCAATCCCTCTAACTCGGATTTTGTTTCTGCCAAATCAGCCTTTAGCTCATTACGTTGCTTGATTACTTCATTGAATCTATCAATAGGTATGCCGTCAGTTTTTTGCGAGCCTGCGCTCGAAATGGCACTCTCTACCGCATCCATAATCTCACTACGTATTTGCTCATCTTCAATTTTCTTGATTTTGTCTTTCCAACTCATTTTATCTATCCTCCTATTCATTTTAACGTCTTGTGTGACGTGGAGTTAAAATACTTCTTTATATTTCTTATCTGTTATGAAAAAGTTATGTTGACAATTCCAGCGTGGTTCTGTGTGTGGATATAAACCACCTGATTGGAACAATTTCTTTTCTTCATCTGTGAAGTAAGGTGCGCCCTTTTTCTGCGTCAAAGCCCAAATACATTCAGCATGGCTGTTAGCTTGTAATGGTGCGCCAGCATATTCCCAAATGTCGTCCTTTTCTTCGCCAAAGCCTATCTCTTCTGCGATGTTGTCTTCTACATTCTGCCTGAACTCACGCCTGATAGTTCTTAGCTGTGTAAGTGCTTCGTTTTTGAAACGTTCAAGGTCACTGTCTATATCAAGCAGCAATTGTGAATAACTCTTGCCGGTAATAACACTATCGAATATTTTTTGCTTAACGCTGGGAATAAGCTTCGAGCTTACAGTTTGCATTTTACCGTAATCCAGTCTTAAAAGTCCGTTTAATGTCTGTTTGGTTGTCATTCCAAATTCATCTATTGAGAAATTAGCCAAACGTTCAGCTATGTATTTCTTGTTTTCAGCAACCGCCTTGGCTGCTAATGTATAATAGCCAGACTCTTTCAATGCTGCCGCTAGCTCAAGCTGTGAACGAATAGCAAGGTCGATGTTCTTATTGTTCTCAATAATAATACCACCGTTCATATCAAAATTTAAAGCAGATTTAATTTCTCTATTTAAATCCTCAATTACCTGCTCTATCCTTCTGTCAAAGTCTATCATTCTTCCTCAGCTAAAGCTGCAGTTAATTCATCTGGTTGCAGCCTTGCATTCTCCGCCTGTCTCTGTTGAATAACTTCCATAGCCTTTTCACGGGTGACTAAATCGGGATCATGTGCTAATTCATAGTCAACTAAATTAGCTGTGTTATTGCTAAACTTTAAAGCCCAAGCACGTTCTTTATCAAGCTCGCTTTCGGAGAAGTGAAGCTCACCATAGTTAATAGTGATGTCGCCCGATATATTGTACACACCTATTTCTTTGTATAAAAATAAAACCAGTTTAAGCATTTTTTGTATAGGCGATGTATAATATTTCCTTTTCCTTCGATTGATATCTAATATCCGCTGCATACTAAGTGCCAAGTGGTAGCCAGATGTAGCGTTTTCTCCAGATATATTAGCCTTGCTTAACCCGTGTGCCATAGCCATCTTTTCGTAGCGGTCGTGAATCAATCCCCTTAGCTCATCCAGGGCTTCTTCTGGATTTACATATTTTGCGTCTCCCAACTTACCACCCAAGCTCGGTGGGATATTAAGGAAAAGTGCCCTGCCCTTTTTCAGCTCTTTGTGGTTCTCTGCGTCCATCCCAATAGTGACAAGCTGCGGGATGTTATAGGCTTCTGCCATCGCCAAGTCTGTTCTCCTTAAATCAATTGCAATTGACTTGTCTACTATAAGGGAATTCCCTTTATACCAAACCGAATCATCTGGAAGATAATCACGGAACATCACAACTGGCATTTCTTCATACTTGGGGGCATCTTCATAATATTTGATAGACTCTGGTATAATCTTACCCCTATCATTTACCTCACAATTAAACTTCCTTGCATAATCGGAAATATTACCGTCCTTGCCCTCTATTCCAGGTGCCTCCCAACAATCATATAAATCTATTCTGTTGCGGGTAACAGTGTTTTCCATTACTCCAACCTGATAATAAAACCTTACAAATTCTGTTGGATCGTTCTCGTCCTGGTCAACGAAACACTTTTCTGGTGTAATAATTCTTAGCTTAACGGGCTTCTCTGGATTGCCAGTTCGAAATGGAACTACTGCAACGTCCCTTAGTAATTCTACATATTTGTTTAGATTTTCTAATAATATATTAATATCAATACCTTGCAAAATATCATTAAAAGCTTCTTGGGTTTTGTCGGAACCTTCTATTTCGATTTCTGGTTCTTCGGCAAATATAAGACTAATGTCGTTTATAAGCCTTGGCGTTGTTCCTTCTGTTTCGATGTATTTTATAAGCTCCTTGGCGTCTTGGTAGCTCATCATACCACCAATAATTTCCTGCAAATATTCCCTATACACGCCACGATAAAAATCAAGGTACATCTCTGCCAGCTCTCTACGCTGCATATCGTTGTGCCATTTCGCCAGTAGCTGTCCGTTTTCAATAATCATCTATTCCACCTGTTTTGTTTATAAATAATGCCATTAAATAATATATAACCTAAAGCGTCCGTGATGTGAACATAAGGCTTGCCCTGCTCTTCCATATCCTTTACAAGGTTACCGTGCTCATCCCTTTCAACTCGTGCAAAATCTGCTATTGTATTAACACAGTCAGGGTGCACAAAATACCTCTCTTCGCCTTCCATCGGCCTCATAGCTGAGTTGACAGCATTAAGCCTGTCCCGCTGTGTTGGATTGCTTGGTGCGGCTTTCACACGGAACCCAAATTTCTTCAGGGTGTCTATGTCTGTAATAGGTGCATTGCTATGCCTTGCTGCACCGGTAGCATCTGGATATACTGTAACCGGATATTTCCCGCTTCTATCTCTCTCAAGATTGTATTTCTGCACGATAGCCTGGCACATCTCTATTGTGTTAGAATTCCTTAGCACGGTCTCTCCGTGCTGATAAAATTTGTTGTCTATGATGTGCCCCTCTACTGCGCACATCGGATCCACGTTGAAGTCCATTCCTACATCGAGATGCAGCCCTTCTTGATATTCTATATTCTCTAATATATTCTGCTGGGAAAATGCATAATAAGCAAGCCCTGCCATTCCTTCAAAACTAGCTTCGTACTCACGCTTGAACGTAATCTCGTCCAGATCTTGCTTTGCTTGGCTAATCTCCTTAGCAGGCAGCACATCCGCACTAAACCAAGAGTGATAACTCCATTCCCCATTCTCTGCATAAGCACCATTGCCAGCTGTAGCCTTAGGTAGTGTACCAGCCGAAGCCTTCAAACATAGGTCGTGGAAGTGGTCTTTTCCGTTAGGCACACCTACCATAATTGCGAAACCATCATTGTCCGACAGTATAGGCCTAATGTTACTACGCCACGCTTCCTTCTTCACATCCGACATCTCTGTAATCTGGATGCCCTTGATAGGAGGCGAAGTCACACCCTCTACCCTTTCTGGCCGGTCAAGCCCTACTACCCAGAGTACGCTTTCATTGTACAGCTTGATTTTCAACTCTGATAAACTATAAGAAGCACGGAATAGTTTAGTATCCTGCAGCAGGCGCTCCCAGAAAATAGCTTTCGCCTGTGGCCTGGTAGGTGCTGCAAATATGTATAGGTGCCCCGGCAACACAAAAGCACCTCTGCCAGGGTCAGTGAGCATTTTCCGCATAGCAATCAAATCTTTTCTGGAACGTCTACCAGCTGCGACCGTGATAAAGCGGTGCATGTCATCATAGAACCGCAGGTTCGGATCAGTCAGGTTGTATAGCTGCATAGGTAGCTTTTTCTCAAGCACTAATTAGAGTCCCGCTTCCTTAATAACTCTGCTACTTTCGCCATAGATTCGTCCTCGCCTTCTATCTCTATGTTCTTTTTCTCCCGCCAGATCGCCGGTTGCCTGTTCTTCAGCCAAAAGATAATGGATGTAGTGTCCGGCGGGTGCTCGATCTCAACTTCGGTCACACTCTCACCCCCGGGGTATTTCTTCACGGTTGTTTTTTTTGTGGTGTAGCCAGTAGCCTTTTGAAACAACGACCTTGCCACTTTCTCGTCTGCTTCTTCTTTGCCAGCTTTTATGGTATCCCGAAATTTTGGGTGTTTGGTTTGCCATTCATTGAAGGTCGAAGGTGCTACTTTATAATATTCCGCTAGTTGTTCTGTAGTAAGCCCAAGTAAGCAAAGTTTGTATAGCTCGTCCAGATTAACTCTATCGTATTTGCTGGGCCTACCTACTTTTCTTTTACTCATTTTTTTATCCGGTTGTTTATACATATCTTTATTTTTGCTTTCTGTTTTGGGAATTGCCAAGACACAGTCCCAGCTGATAATTAGTATAGGCGGCGGGGCAAGCTTTTTGGTGTGCTTGCCCGCCTAACGTCCAACAGCCCCTATACTATAGTATATAAAAAAAATCACGAAAAAGACCATTTATTTTTTTGAATAGCCATTTTTATAATCCTTGTAAATTGTTGGTATTTAGTGCTTTACGGTATTTATAGAAAAAAATAATAAAAAAA